GGGCAGGTCAAGTTTTTCACTAAGTTGTGCTTTCTTACTACGTAAGTCCTGTATTTCTACCCCCAGTTGGCGTACATGTCCCGAATGTCCACACCTGAAGCAATTGAACAACCCCTTATTAATATTTACCCCCATATGAAACTTTCCCATATTATGAGAACAGTCGGGACATTCAAAGCCATACTCTCCATTATTACGTTCCTGATACGGACCCAACTTCCGCACCAGAAACTGTATCATACTATTCGAGTTCATCATCGGAAGTCACACTTTGTATTCGTGCTGTGTTCCAGTCTACCTTGCATTCTATCTGGTCCTTACCGGGACCCATCCGGTTTGCCATAACAAACAGTCTCATTCTTCCTTCTGCGGCTTCGGATTCAGTTTGACACAAGGACACGGCCAAGTCCACTATGGCCGCTTTGTCGAAAGACTTAGCAATGTGGTGAATATCTATCACTTTCGACCCCATGGAATTAGACTTAGACTGAGAGGCCGTCCAAATTGGTACTTTTATTTCCCCGGCTAACCCGCGTAGGTTTTCATAAATATCGGCCAACTCTATCCAATTGTCCTCTCTATGACGTGGTGGTCTTATGAGGTCAGCGTAGTCAACCACCAGTAGACCAAGGTTATCAATGTCCTGTGTTACAGCTCGTAAGTCGGATAACTTCATACTCTTTGTCGGAAATTCCACTATCTTCAGTCTCCCGGATAAACTTTCCTGCAATCTGCCCATCGCTTCTAGGAAAGACTTGGGCCTTTTTTGTATGTTCCTAAAAGACTGACCAAAGAAACGCGAATCATACCTAGCGGCGACCATGGACTTTGACATTTCTAATGTTACATGTAAAACTACCTTCCCGTGTATTACAGCGTTGGCCCCTATGTTAAACAGAGCGGTGGATTTTCCGTGCTTTGGTGGTGCTACCACCATCCCCAGTTCTCCCCTGTCCAGACCGCCTTGTATCACCGAATCCAACTCGCGAATACCAGTGGGTACACGGGTTGTTGACCCCCGGCGTTTATTTTGGTACAACTGTGCTCTGTTTTTTGTTTCATCGAAGAATTCATATACCATGTCCACCGTACGTGTACCGACACGTAGAGCACGTCTTACTGCCTCTTCTACCTTGTCATATTCCCCGGCCTCGATAAAATCTGATGATTCCTGTATAGCCAACATTAGTGCCTGGTATCTGGCAAACTCAATAGCCTTTCCCTGGTAATACTCGTTGTTAGTGGTTGGTTTTTCATATAAATCATGTATCTTTTCCTTATACTCCCCGTACTTGCGTCCAGGGGCCACAAGTGGTTTTATTTCTTCCATCAACAACGCCCGGTCTGGCAAGCCGCCCGTTCTTTCATAGTGGTCTAGGGCTACTCTACATACCCCACGCAGGATTTCGTCGTCGAAGTATTCAGCCTGAATTATACCACGGTTCTTCTTGATAAAGTCCAGGTCCGTTAGGAAACTGATGAGTACGTGTTGTTGGAAGTTCAGGTCAAACTTGTAGTGGTCCACTTTACACCGTAAGACGGCGTAGGTATTGAATAAGACCCTCCACAGTCGCGGTGGTTGCATAACTGTGCATCAGTACCCAAGCTGATATTTTTGTGGACGGGCAGAAGGTGTATACTGGGATGTGCAACATGTAAGCAAACATTATTTCCATGGACGTTCCCGCAGAAGGCGTCCTAGTATAGGCAACAAGAGCTATGCTGTTTGCTATATCTTTCTTGTTATTTTGAACTATGATGTCGTCATGCCTCCCATCAACAAACCCCCCGCGTGATGGGTCAATAAGATGGAAAGGTAATCCAGATTCTTTGTACTTTTTTATAAACTCTTTTTTCCACTCGATGGACAATGGGTTAGCAGATGCTATCGGGTGTGCCAGGTATATTGAAGCGGTCCGCCCCGACTTGTTTGTTGTCCCCCTCTTTGAACCCAATGACTTGACGGTCATAGTTAATTCTCCTTTTTTGGTAATAAATGTTTATGAAGTCTTCACCTGACATACCCGACGCCGCCGCCGCGGACAACAAGAAATGGAATATATCAACCAGTTCCACTCTTACATTTTGTAAATCAACCCTCTCATGCCTCCACCACTTCCACGGGATGGATTCCCCCAATTCACGTACTTCATCTTCGATAGCCGCAACAAACCTCCTTAACCATACAGCGGGCAACTGGTTCGCCCCGTCTTCCCTGTTTCGTGAACCGTTTCGTAGTTCGCTTAGTTTTACCGGACACCCGCCACGTTCCATAATAAAGTCCGACAGCTCTTCATGGTCACGAAACAGTTCTTCAAATGCCTTCTCCATTAACGGAGTAGCGCGCGGTTCTTTATATGACACGTCCAAATAGCCCATCGATACCTCCTACCAATTTGTCATCATTACGCCTGTTGTACACTTCGAAGAAATAACCAAACCGTCCATTCATTACTACCTCTTTGGCTCTTTCAATTATAGGTGGGAGTATTTTTTCATCCACCTCAAGTTTCTTGTGTAAAAGCTGTTTATCCCCCACTTGCCCACGTTTAGACAGACGGTCAACCCTGACATGGTATGGCACCAATACCGACACAAACACCAATTCACGCTCATAATTCATAGCCGTGTCAACACACCACGTTACTTGGTTTAAATTACGTGGTACTCCGTCCACAATCACAGACAGGTTACCGGACTTATCAATCCTGTGCAGGATGTGCTGTTTGATGAAGTCTTCTGTAGCGCGTGGCGCACTGGGGTTATCTTCCTTGGACAGTATTTCAATCATTCGTGGGTTTTGCCTTACTGCCCGCCCCGGGTGAACCCCCACCATACCGTTGTAATAAGCCATGTTACTAACAAGCGTTGACTTTCCACTACCCGTGGGTCCTGCAACAAACACAAGTAAGTTACGTCTATCCTTCATCCACTCAATTAACATTTTTGAGTTATTTACGTCCTGTATGTCTATTCCCACAGTACCACCATATCCGACTGTTTAGGCCCCGTGCCTAGGTGTGATACTTTAGGTTCAGCTAACCCCGGGTATTCCAAATTTCCACACTCTGCTTCAATCATCTGTACAAAAGAGCGCACGGGTTCGGTCATTTCACCCCACGTCCGTACCCCAAGCACACAATCATCCAGGTAATTAACAAAGTTAATAAACAGGTGTGTTGGGTAGCACACCTGCAAGAACCGCATGAATTGACGTTTTGAGAAAGTAAACACCCGACGCACTTTTTGCGTCACGGTAGTCTTTTCCTCTATCGATACTACACTACCCGAATGAGCTTGTAGGTCGGTCCATGTCATCTCAACTTGGTCTTCATAACAAGGCCCCGATGTACCAATAAGCTTCCCATCTTCCACGTGATTACCCACCCGTATGGGGTACGTACGTATGCACCCATAGACGTCCCCAATCAATTGCGGAGGCACTCCTGCATTTGACAGCACCGATGCCGTGGTAATGTCACGGCTGGTCACGTATGGGTACGTAAAGCCGTGGTTTAGTGACAAGTCAAAACCTTGCGCGGCTTCGGCCATGCACATAGCCCCCATTTTCATATACCTGTGCAATTCAGATGTTGTGTCCCCCAACCACTCCGCAAGGATGGGTTCGTCCTTGGCTAGAGTAACGGCGGGATGTCGCATTGTTTTCATACCAAGCGTAGCACCCACCCCTTTTAGAGTAGACGCGATACGCTTTAACATTTCCCTTTCCATATCTACTGCATGTTGTGATACTATGGCCACATTTGGATGAATCATCAACCTGTTGTGTGCTTTGGTCATCTCAATCTCATCCAGGAGTTTCTTTACAGTAACGGTTGCTCCTGGGTTTATAAGAACCAAACAATCATCCTTCAACACACTAACTGGCAATTGCTGAAAAACATACGGCGTACCATCATCAAGTACCACTGTGTGTCCTGCGTTCGTCTGGAAATCACAAGTCGCGACGTCTACTTCATGTTTGAAGGCCAGATAAGCACAGAGCTTACCCTTTCCCGTGCTCCCCCACTGGCCGTCCAGAACTACGTTCAGTTTTCCCTTTTGCATTGATTTCTCCACATTTTTTAACAAATTCACATTTTCCGCAAAACCAATTTTCAGGACCCCTATACAAGCGGGTCCCGAAGCAGGTCGGCGGTTTTATTACCGCTTTTTCTTTGATTTTGGTTCATCCTCCTCATCTTCCAAGTCTTTATTATCAGTCTCATCATCTACTTCCTTGTCGGCGGTGTCGTCCTCCATGTCACGCACGGCATCCGGGGAATCCCCGAGCGTTTCCAGAACCTCTGGGTCGTAGTAGTCTTTCACTTGTGATTCCAGAGAATCAAGGAGTTCCTCGCACTTATCAGCGTCCCTGAGCTTGACCTGGTACATATCCGAACCCTTCTTGTTCTTGTCGAACATGATGACAAAATCCCGGCCCTCACACCCGAGGATTTCCTCACCATATTCGGGGTCCAGAACATAATCCAGGATGGCACAGTATACGGTCTTGGGTGCCGCATACTCGAGCATCTTGGGTTCCTGGGAAGACGTGTTCACCACATTCAGGAAGTAACTGGTGCGGGGGGCAAGCTTCCGCGCCTCTTCCTGTTTGGACCGGTCTGACCCCGCCTTCGCCATGGCTTTGTTGTACGCATCCATCCTCGGGTCGTCTTTCCCGGCGGAAAGGATAGGGCGTCCCTTCCCCTCGAAAAAGCGCGTGACGGGCCTGTCAAGTTCCGTCACCACTTTCCCAATCTTATCCTTAGGAAAGTAACCAGCGGTCATGTCCTCTTTTGTTACTTTGTGGTTGAAGGTGAACACGCGAATCGTATTCTTCCCTTCTTGACACTTTAAATATGCCCCACCACCTCTCGTAGCAGTTTCCTTCTGGCGTTGTCTGATTCGGTCAAGATTAAGTGACATTTATTTACTCCTTTTCTTGTTCTTGTTCATCAACTGTGTCTCGATAGGGTCAGCCAACGCCTCAAGCTGTCGAGAAGCCATCTTCTCGGCCCGGTCGAACGCTTCCTCTACCGTTTCCTCTTTACCAACATCCGTTGAATAACCACAGGAAATACCAAGTGATTCGTAATTCCCCATGTTTATCTTTCGGTCATACGAGACAGAAACCCTGTCCCGCGTCCTGTGTACTATGACTTCTCCCATACGACCTCCTTTAGGCCCATTTGTGCTCAACCTGTACTTCCACTTCGATTCGTACCTTCAGCCACGGACACCCAGCCGGTACGTCTTTTGTCATGACCCTAGTAAGAATTTTAGTAATCCGGTCAACTTCTTTCGGTGTTGTATCGACTATTATAGAGTCATGAACCTGAAGACAAATCTTTGATTTAAGTTTTTCCTTACATATTTCCCTGTTGGCCTGTATTAAGCAAAGGTTTGTCAGGTCTGCGCCTTGGCTCTGTATCGGAAAATTACCGGCCTGACGCTCAATGGCCGCTTTTTGCCACTCCGGAAGCTTGTCCACCTTACCAAGTCTTCGTACTCTACCAAATCGTGATGTAATTTCCCCGTGCTTGGCAATTAATTCTTTTTGCAACCTCATCCATCGGTACAATTTTGGGTAACCCCGGTTGAACTTATCAATAAGACTCTCTGCGGTGTTCCAGGTCATGTTAAATTCACGTACCAACTTCCCGGCCCCCGCCCCGTATATTATACCAAAGTTAACTCTCTTTGCGACACTCCTTTGGTCTTTGGTGAAGTCCTTTCCAAATAAGAGTTGAGCGGTTAACGAATGGACATCACCCCCCCTCTTGAACACTTCTAATAACTTTTCTTCACCAGATTCTGAAGCCACAAGGCGCATTTCCAACTGCTTGAAGTCAAACGACAACATGTAACCACCCACAAAGCGTGATATAAACATGTTGCGTATTTTTGGGTCAACCGGGATTGCTTGCATATTGGGGTTGGTAACCGACAGTCTTCCCGTGGTCACGAAACACGGGTTCATGTGTGCCCTTATGATACCGTTCCGGTCAGCGAAATTGGGAAATTTATCTATAAAATTATTCTTTATTGTTTGAGCTTTTTTCCATGTTAAGTATGTGACAATTGCTGGCATCCCTTTGTACTTAGTGATGGCTTCTTCACGTATGGAGTCCAAACCTGATTCTGTCTTTTCCTCTATTTTTAACCCTAAGCCACCACAAAAGAGCCTTCGTATCTGGTGGGCACTATTCATGTTGAGAGTATCGTCCAACTCCACTTTCTTCATAGCACGCCTGACGGAAGCTCCGCACAGAAACTTGCTTCTTGTCTCATCCATACTTTTCTGGTAGTCTATAGAGAGCTTACTGGCGTAAGCCAAGTCTATCTTTATACCACTATACTCCATCTTGGCACATACTTTTGCTAAGGGAAACACAATCTTGTTATGGACAAAGCGCAGTTTTTCACTCATTCTCTCATTGAAAGCGTCGTACAGCCGTCTTGTGTAATAGGCGTCTAACGCGCAGTAAGGCCCGAGAACAGCTGTTGGTACGGTTTTCCACGTCCAATTGTGCTGTTTCATTCTATACTCTATGTCCCATGGCTCCGCCTCAAGGAACGTGCTTGCTAAGATGTCTAACCTATGGGGTGAAGACTCGTCCAGTAGGTAGTGCATAGCTACCGTATCGTATGCCATATTACGGGGCCAAAAACCAAAGTTTTCCCTACAAGTTCTCATCTCAAACCCCACATTATGTGCTACTTTCTGTAGGTCACTTTTATGAAGAAAATTAGCAATAGCTTTTACATCATCCGTCCAGAATACTGAATTCTTATCGGCAAAGGCGGCTATCCTAATTTTGCCACAGTCAAATTTTGTTATTCCCGTTGTTTCAAAGTCGAAAGCCACCACACCCTTTAGCATACTTAATGACTCCGTAGCATTTGGCGTCTTATCCATTTTTGGTAACCTGTGTGGCAATTCCCCATTTAATTCCCTTCTAACCACCCTCAACTGGGATTCGAACAGTGCTTGGTTCTGTGGGTATCTTAAAACGAAAGCCGGGTGTAGTACGGGTATCACTTTATACTTTCCGTACTTAACTGGATGACCAGCCACTTGTGTAATTTTTATCTTACTATTCCCAAGGAATGCTTTGGTGGCTATGTTTCCCAGGGTCACTACGATTTCCGGGTTTAGGGCCTCAACCTCTCTGCGCAGGTGTGGCAAGCAAAACTCAATCTCACTGGCGTTCGGGTCCCTGTCGCCTAGCAGGTATGCCTTGACGGTATTCGTCACGTAAGCTGGTTTCAGCCCATATTCTCTTATCCCCTGAAAAAGTAATTGCCCCGCCGGGCCACAGAACGCACGGCCTTGTTCCGCTTCCTCTCTACCGGGGGACTGGCCTATAAACACAACACGTGGTTTTGATGAACCACGTCCCGGTATCTTCAGTAAATTCACTTTAGCTGTTGTTCCGCATAATGCAAAGCGGTCATCAAGGACTTGAAGCAATTTTCATGGTCCGGTGGAGTCTCAAATAATACTTCGTTGGTAATTAGGTCTTTTGTAACCACGTACCACTCCCCCGGGGATTCCGCGGACCGGACGAAAACAGTTTTAGTCCCGGCCTGGTTAGTTTGTTGAAACGACTTAGTATAACCACCCCCGTTGTAGCGTTCCCAACCCCTTAGCTGTTCACTAAGCCCCATCTTTTGCATCCTTTCTGCAGTCTCTTGAATTGTTCTTCTCTTTTTTGGTACTCTTTAGGTGCAACTTTAACTGTCTTTTCTGCTAGTTCGAACCACGCCAACACCTTATCCAACCCGTGTTCTTCTATCATCTTAGGGATGAAGCGGTTCAGGTTGCCATGGCGGTATAGGTTACACCCAATACATTGAACCCTTATTATATCTAAGATGAACATAATTGATGGCCTTCTCCCCTGTACGAAGTGACCAGCGGTCATCCTCCTCCAAAACTTCTTTATACCACAGGTGTAGCACGTAGCGTATCCCCTCTCATCCACATCCTTTATGCGAACGTATACGGACAGTTCTTTCCACGCCTTCTTTTTATAGAACGTGAGAGTTCTCTTCTTCATGCTTTCTCCTTGTGTGGGCAGACTTTGTAAATATGCTTCGCACAGTTGCAATTCCAACACAGAAGCTGATACCGATCTTTCGGCCAGCCTAATTTCCTCAGGTATGCATACATCGTTGATGTTTTGATCTTAGTACCGTTTTCTGACAGTTCTTTTCTGTGTTGTGAACCGTCGTTAAACCTGTGGTCAAGTGTTAAGAAACGGGTTTCAGCCTCACCACAACACACACACTTTCTACCATAAGCCCCCAACATTTCGTTCTTTAGTTTTAACTTGTAGTTCCTTTCATACACTAGACCCCTGTTCCTATTTTTAGTCCTATATTGTTTGTACCATTTTTTATACTTTGGAGTTTTTCTTCTGACTTCCATGATACTTTTGTGTTCTACCAAACACTGTGAACAACTTGAGTTTTCATGCCCACGATACACGTCAAACTTGTTAATTGATTTGTTTTTCTTACATCTACAACATTTTTTACTTTTCACTTAACACCTGTTGGCTGATACTTACAAAACGGCCTCTACAGCTCGACCAAAAACCGCAAAACTTTTCAGTACACCTCCAGTTTTGTGGTGTGGGATTAGCAAAGGGAAAGCACCCCTTTCTCACACTTTGCATAACCCTTGATGCCACCAACAATGCCCACTGGTGGTCTGCTGGGCTACGCTTTGAAGGAATATACGCCACGTACGGGTTCTTTGTCTTGACGAACACAAGCATTCCTACGTCCAGCTTGGAAGCGAACATGCTGTACAAGGAAAGTTGCAACGACGAGTCAACTTCACTTTGTGATTTTATGGATGAAGAGGTCTTGTAATCTATGACGGCGGGCTTCGTCGTCAAATCTATCACACCACTTAGCTCGAAATTCACCCCTTGCACACTTACTTCCTTTCGCACGGGTTGTTCCACCCACTCCGGTTGAATAGTTGGTGCGTACTTTGTTATGTATTCAGGGAACCACTTCTTAGCCCTGTCAAACATGTCATTTATTTCCTGCTTAGTCACTTCAAGTGTGTCCTTCACTTCGGGCTTCTTTATTGTAGACTCGAAATTGTGCATTGACACATCTATTAACTTGCTTGCAGGAAGGTCTTTTCCTTTATCACGCTTGTTTAGATTATTTGTAGAACAGGCCAGGTGGGTACTTGTACCCTCAAACATAGCAATACTCGGCGGCTGTCTTTCACCCAATTTCACCCTTCTAAACTGCTCCCCGCATGATAAAAATTGGTCTATACTGGAGAAATCCAAAACTTGCCAGTCCTTCCATTCTATGGGTTTGATGTCCATTTACTTTGTCCTTTTCATGATTCTTTCTATGAGGAGCGTTCGCACTTGTGGCATTCCTTCGGGCCAGCCGCCTTTAATACATTCAATCGCCGTGTTCTTGTCCACATCCCTCATAATGTCCAAATACGTCTGAACAGTCTGTTTGATGTCTTCTTTTGCCACTTTCAGTGGAGCTTTATTTTGTACTTTCAGTTTTTGTAGCATTCTGTCCGATAAAACCACGTTGATTTGTGGGTATGGCGTCCTGAATGTGCGCTGGCAGAATTCCACCCCATACATATCAATCGCTTGCGTGAGTAAATCTCTCAACGTTGTATTTTTTGAGTGTGCCAACCGTATCAAATCCTGCGCTGTTTTTTCCATCTTTCCACCAACCGGTATCTTAGCGTGTGTGTACCTGTTGTATTTTTCCCTGATTATGGAGGAAAAAACTGACCCCACTATCGAAATTCCGTTTTTCATTCTCAATTTTTCCAAATCCAATACCATGGCCACCACCCCCCTACACAACAGAACGTTCGTCCAATCTCCAATGTAACAACACACGTGGTGTTCTTCCGCGTATAGTTATTAAGAGGGGATTGACAGCCCGCTGTCCGTGTGTTATAATAACGGTTCCTACAGCAACGACCGTTACTGCGCTCATAACGCAACGGCGTACACCCAAGGTGGTCTTGATGGGACCGATACTTTGAGCTTGTAGGGGTGGATGGGATGATGGACCCGTGCAGTTTACGTTTCCTGTTCTTTTTTCTTTTCCGGTGGGGGGTGGGGGGGCGTGCCTTTGGAAGTAAGAAAGGAAAGAAGTAAACACAAAGGTGGGGAATATTCTAATGACTTCCCGTTAAGATTAAACTCCGTCTACTTCTTTGTCGTAAGCTTCCAGTATTAGGTTCTCAATCAACAGCCTCGTTTCTTCATCAAGTGGTACCAGGATATCGTACCACTTCCCGTCCTTGCCAGCCTTCCGGGGCATCATGACATGCATACCCCGTTTGTCCTTTATCAAACTGAACCCCCGGGCGATTACCGTTCCCCCTATTCTGATATCAGCGAACGCTTTGAGAGCACCATCTCCACATACCTTGTGTATGTCTACTATCTCTATGCTAACCATGTTTTCCCCCCTTAGTATTGGGTTTCCCCATGCGTTGAGTCGTTGTTTCATGTGACCTCCTTATATTATAACGGTTACGGTACTGATTGCTTCAGTACCGTATCTTCTTGTGTAGTATTCGGTTATAACCCTGGGGACGGCTTCTCTTCCACACACGAAAAAGAACCACAATTTCCCGGCTTTTTTGGTGATGAAGGCGACCCGTCCCAATTCGCACTCGTAGTCCCTTAAGAGTATCTTGTATCCCAGTTGAGGCAGGGCTACGGCGAGTAGTTCAAGCCCCGCGTTTGGCTTTACTATCTCGCAACCTGTACTTTTAGTTACCATCCTTTTACCCCTGTCCTTTCTATAACGAGACTTACCTCGTCATCCCTCAACGTGCAGAACGCCCTGTTGTAGCGGTCCAGTGCTCGCTGTGCTTTACGTGACGCTTCGCGCGCCAACTGGTGTAAGGTTATTACTGTTGCCTGTGTGGTGGTCAATCCCGGCACGGGTTTCGTACCCCGGTGCGTGTGCGTCCTTTTTACTGTCATTGTTTGTTCCTTTCTGTGTGGGTCATTTGATACCCTCCTTTTTAAACAGAGCCTTCAACTGGCTTTTCAGTTTGAGTATCCTTATCTTAAGCTTCCTTTCTCTGGTGTCCTTGCTCCACATCTTGACGGTTAGACGCTCTCCGTTGCGTCTTATGCGTATGTACTTTCCTTGGTGTAACAGTTTCACCTGTCTCCGTGTTAAGAATAGGTGACTTGCTTCGGTGTGTACTCTGCCCATTTTAACTCCTCCCCTCCCCGTTTAGGCCGACTCGGCGTTTTCCTTTTGGTTAAGCTTCGTTTGCCCCGTATACGCCACGGCCCGGTGACCTACTTGGTGTTTTTGTGCACCTTTCGGTACTGGGCCGTGGTACTGCTTATTTGTTCTTTTTGCGCTTCAGATTCCTGCAGGTCTTCGTGTGTTCTAAGCACCGTTTGACTTGGAACAGGTCACTGGTCGCAACCTCTCTGGTCTTCTTGCACCCTTTCTCTGCGCAACCCACCTTGCAGATGTTGCGCTGTTCGGCATCCGAGTAGTGGAGCGAACCTTTGACCATCTGGGGGTAACGCTTCAAGAGCACGTCCTCCGTGAGACGCTTTGCTTTCTTCGGGGCCTTGGGTTTCTTGGCGACCTTGGCTTTGTGGGCTTTGGTCTTCGTTGCCTTTGGCTTCGTTTCGACTTGGCGTGCCACTGGGGCGTCCACTGTGAGCGTGTTTGCCATGTTCGTGTCTCCTCTGTTGATGTGCGCCGTTTCGTACTGACTGCTACTTGTTTACGGCGTGTTGTGTTTCGTTTTGAAAGAACCGCGGGGCTGTCCCCAACTACCCTACCATTATAACACGGGAGGCTAGTCGTTGTCAAGTCTTTCGTGTGTGTGCCTCGGTACGTGTCGAGACTGGACACGCTTGACGTGGAGATGTCATTCGTGTTAAACTGTGTGTATGGTAAACCCTACGGTGGCCATACGAGAGCCCAAGCTTACGCCTACACAGAACGCTTTCTGCATGGCCTTCGTTCGTTTGAAGAACGCATCTGCGGCGTATAAAGAGAGCTATAATACTAAAGGCACGCCGACTGTTGCCAACACAGAATCAAGCAAGCTCATGGCGAAGCCGCACATAAAAGCACGCATCGCCGCGCTTTTGCAGAAGACCGAAGCTCGCACGATTCTTTCTGCACAGCAAATCCTTGAGGAATTGACAATCCTTGCAAGTAAAAAATACGAGCACAGAGACAGATTAAAAGCGTTAGAGTTGCTGGGACGTTACCGTAAGCTCTTCACCGATAAAGTGGAGGGCGTTCTCACAGGTAAAGACGGCGCACCGTTACCGCAGACCTTAATTCAAGTCATCACGACCTCCGAAAACAAAAACAGACTCAACACCTTAGCATGATTGAGACACAGTCGCCGTCTGATGTCTGCACGTTCACACTGAAGCCACAGCAACACGCCTTCATTGGTGCCGAAGAGCAATTTGTTGCGTACGTGTCCGCAGTAGGGACCGGGAAGACGACAGCTTTGATTCTAAAGGCACTGTTCCATTCGCAGGAGTCGCCCGGCAATTTTGGCGTCATCGTACGCAAGAATTACACGGATTTGAGGACGTCCACGATCCGTGATTTCGAGGACTATACACGCATCAACGTCAACGAGAACACACACGAAGCGAAGTTACCCAATGGCTCAACCCTGCTTTTTTTGCACGGTGACGTTCTGTCTTCCTTGAAGAACATAAACGCTGGGTTTATTGCTATTGAACAGGCCGATGATTTCGCTGATTCCGTCGCATGGGATATGCTCATACAGCGCCTGCGCCGTCAGGTCAAGTTTCGCGTCGGTTTCTTGGTAGCTAACGCACGTGGTCATAATTGGGTTTGGGACAGGTTCGTTCGTGAACAAAAGCCCAATCATCTGTGCGTACAGGCAAGGACGCACGATTTTGCTGACATTTTGCCCCCTGACTACATAACGAACCTTGAGGCCAATTTGCCCGAGGCGATGTACCGCAGGTTCGTTCTCAACTCGCACGATGAAATGGAAGGCTTAGTCTACAGCGAGTTTAGAGAGTCTGAGCACGTGATTGAACCGCACACGATACCGGATGGGTGGGAGAAAGGTTTCGTTCTGGACCACGGATTCCGCAATCCTACAGCTGTTCTTTGGTATGCGATTGACTATGACGGAAACGTTGTGTTGTACGATGAGCATTATCAAACAGAAAAGCCTGTGTCGTTTCATGCTGAGCAAATAAAACGAAGGTTGCTTGATACTGGATACGCTGACCCTTCAATCTTCTCAATCACACAAAGTCGCGGGGCATTCATGTACTCAATCGCCGATGAGTACAGAGAGTGTGGAATAAACCTCATTCCTTCAGCAAGGGAAGAGGAAAAGGCGGCTATCGCAAGAGTTAACGAATTCTTCAAAGCGGGACGTGTCAAAGTCTTCAGAACGCTAACTAACGCTCTCCACGAATTCAGCTCCTGGAAGTGGAAGCCCACAAGGTTTACTGTCAACCCGCAGAGTATGCCTGAAGAACCAGAGGACTACCAAAATCACCTGTGCGATTGCTTAAAATACCTCGTGCAGACTCGTTTTGGTAGAAGCGTCGAACCAGAACCAAAACCGGAACCACATTCCTTGGAGCATTACGAGCGTCATGTCGAGATGTTAAATCACCGCAGAGAGGCCGCAAGGTCTATCTGGTAAATGAGGGGGAATTAAATGGCGAAGAAAGAAGAAGCAAAACCGATGAAGGTGAAACAATCCGAGTGTCCCTGGTGCAATTACGAGAACGATGATGAGTCAAAGGGTCCCGCCCATGAGAAAGAGGTTAGTACCTTGATTGAACAGAACGGCGGAAGGTATCAATGTTCAACCTGCGGCAAGAACTGGCGGGCAGAAGCTCTTGGCAAGGCATGGAGCATTGAGCTTGAGCGCGGACCTGTCTGGGCAAGAGAAGCGCGGGCGAGGGAGCTTCGTGGAGTCTGATAACAATCCAAAAGACTCAATATTGCCGGACCCCATACCCGTCACGTTAAGCATTACGCTTAATCCTGATGGAATGGTCAGCTTGAAAGGTCCTCTGTCCGACAGACCTCTATGCTACGCCCTTTTAGGTATGGCAAGGGATGCAATCTTTGAACAGAATCAAAGGATTACGAACCTTGTTAAGCCGAATGGTCACGGAATCATGAACTTCGTCAGGAGGATTAAGTAATGCCTGAAGGCATGGGGTACGGGAAGAAAGCCGCTAAGGAAACCGGCATGACTCTCAAAGAGCTTGCCGAAATGAAGAAGATGAAGGAGATAAAGAAGGCGAAGCACAGGAAGCCAATGATGCCAATGATGGATAAGCATGGCTAGTCCAAAGTGCTTGGCCTGCTTGAAGAATGGCCTAGTCGGACAGATGTATAAAATTGCTGGTAAGCCCTATTTCAAATGTCACGACTGTAAGCGTGTCGCTTCTATCGAGACATTCCAAGACATCGAATTCAAATGGGACACAGAAACAAAAGCCTGGAGAGAGTGGCTGGAAGTTGCGAAACTGAAAGGTATTAGTGCTTAGCGATCTGACCCTTAATGATTTTGAGTATTTCAAACGCTATGCGGCAAGCATGCAGAAATGCCATGAGGATGAATTCGTCAGGCACATAGACCCACTTTTGCTAAGAGCCATGTATCGAGGCAGGGCCAGAAAAGACTCTTACGGAACGAATTATTCCGTCATAGAAGACGATCCCACCAAAGACCTCTTGGCCTTCTCAAGACTTTTCCAGGCCACGAACACTATTACCCCCAATCTTCAGTACCGTGTTCCGGCCCCCATCATCATTCCTCTACGCGGAGCCGACAACGACTCCGCCGCCTTAATGACAGCGATTCTTAAACACTACTCTAAGCTGAACAACGCCAAAGCCCAGAACTGCGAGGCAATTCTCAACGCTTGGTTTTTTGGGATTGGGTACAAAAAGATTGGATACCGTACTGTCTTCTTACCGAAGGATGACGAACCTGAGAGCGCACTTGACGCGACCACGCTGGATAAAATAAAGTCGGCTGTCTCCTCGTTCTTCGGTAAGCCGGATAATGCTGAGTCAAAAGAGCGTCCACAGCTTGTTGATTATGAGACACTTTTCAACGATTCTGAAAACCCCATGAATGTCATGTTAGACCATAAAGCCGACCGCATGAACGGAAAGGCACGTCTTCATAAACTTCCAAGAACTCTCTATGACCTCAAGAATTACGGGGATTATGAGGAGAACATGGACGAAATTGAAGGCCGCCTGAAGGACAAATTCGG